TCTTGCATTTCTTTCATCTCCCTACGGCTAACTATCTTTTTCCCAAAAATGTCCTGTAAGAATTTAGAATTAACATAGAACAGTGCTTTGTTTTGAGGAGTTGCACAAAGAGAAAAACGCTTCATGGATGACTCATCTGGAGGGTGACTTGACTCTCTTTTGACACAACTCATCAACACTGGCAAGAAATGTTCATATGATTTGCAAAACTGCACTCCAGAATAACAAAAGTCAGGCAACCCATCAAGGAATTCTCGCAAGGATCGGCTAGATCGAGAATTAGTCACTTTTAAGTTTACTGTTCCTGATCGTGACATAGAAGGTATTTTTGTTTTCATATCTCCATCTGGATCCTCAATGATTGCTGTCATGTCTTTGGGCTTCATCTCATTAAGTAAAGATATCCCAAAAGCTGGTCCATCCTCTGTTTGTAGATTGGTGTAATTTTGTAGAATAGTTGTATAAAATGGAGAAGAAGAAATGACAAGTGGGTTTATCTGGACTATACCACCCAATTCTAGTGGAACATGATAGAGATCCCCTTTAAGGGCCCAAAAGGTATCCATGGATTGTTGTGTTCTTAAATGAATATGAGTGTTTAGTAGCTGAACCCAAGCACTCCCAATGATGGATCCTTCTGATCTCAAATATTCCACACCTTGCATGGCTGCTCTAACTGCACCTGGTTGAGGGTCTAATTGAGATGCTATATCCACAAAAGAAACCCTACTTTTTATGTCTGGCTTTATCACACCATTTCTAGTATAGAATGTGGAGTTGAACTCCAGCACATTCCTATTATGGGTAGACTTCACCACATTCCTCTTGATTCCAAATTGCTTTGAAACAAGAATATGTACAGTTAAACATTTCTTGATCATTTCATGGACTGAAGTCTCACCTGACCAGCTGATAGCCCTGGCATAGTCATCAGAGGTGCAGAGTGACTCAATTTTCATTTTTTCAGCTCGATTTATGAAGCAGTTAATCATTGACGAGAGGTTGCAACAATCAGATGCTAACACAGAGGATGAGCAGCCTAACACTCCCTGGAACATACCTTCTGGGGAAAACATCACTTGAGAATCATAGTTAGACTCTTGGGCATCAAACATTTGTGATATAGTCCTCTCAACTACACTGTTGGATAACCAAGAGCCTTTAGGTTTTTCCATAGACCTTAGATATAGAGAGTCAGGGAATTTGAATGTCTTATTGCTGAAGCTTGATAGTGCAGATTTGAGCCATTTTTGTGTTAAAGTATTGGAAGTTCGTGAGGCTACAGAAATGAACAGAGCATAACTGCACATTGATGGTCCCCACTTTGAGCAGTCTGCACGGTCAAAGGATACCTTCCTCCCAGATCTGGATTCAGAATTGAATTTTAAGAAAACATTATGAGCAACCTCATCTTTATCCTTACGCTCAATCAAGTTGGTAATTATGCCACGCTCATGCTCCACATCTCTGATTCTTCGTGCTAGTGTCTCCACAGAAAAGGCCACTATTCGTAGCCAAATTGACAACACTGCTATTTCCCTGACACCTATCTGATCTTTGTGAACCATTTTGGCAAACAATTGCACCTTTTTTCTGAGTGAAAACCACAATAGGGGAGCTAGTTTTGCTGTTGTCTTAGGAGTGATTGCAAGGTCAA